GCGGACTCACCAGTCGGATCGAATGATGCATCCAACCCTCTAACAAACACTACGTGGTAGTAGTTTGAAGCACCAAAGAGGTGATCGACAACACCGTAGCGCGTCAACATACCAACCTTCGGATAGAAGGAGTTAGGATCAATCGAACGTTGAACCATCACAGGGATGTAAGGACAGTAAATGATACCTGTATCATAATACTCAGGTCCTTTATAACCAAGCAATGCATACTCAATCTTAGCAGACTCAGTACTTGTTGTTAAGTTGTATTGGGCTTCAGTACGGGTATCGCGATAGATGTTAAAACGTCCACCAACATTACCAACCTTAGCAACACCAACTGGCTGTGTATTAACGTTTCCGTCAACTTGCATCCAAGAGAACTCAGGAAGCATCTCAAGAATAGCGCAAACACGAGGAGTTGCAACAACGAAGTTAGCAGCACCACGGCGGTTACGAACAGCGAGCCTATTGGCTTCAACGATCAATCTCTGATAGAAGTCACGGTTTCTTTCAGCCATCCAACGACCATCAGCTGTAGAAGCCGACCAGATTGAATAACCAACACCCTTACCTGCACCAGTAGCAGCTTTGATCATGCGAACAATCATTTCACGATCGATCTCAGCTTGGATCTCATATGACATAGCGTTTGTTAACTCAGCGTCAACATCAATACCATTCATATTCTTAAGATCTTGCTCAAGTTCAACAGACCAACGAGCGTTCAAGCGACGAGTACCAGCTTCAACAGCTGTCTTTTCGAAGCTCAACTCAACAGTTGGAGCGGCTTTAGCTGCATCAAGCTCGAAAGCTGACAGAGCTGCGGCGAAACCTGTATCAACATCAGCGAAACCAGCAGACAACCAGTGAGTAGCTGGGAATTCGGTATGATTAGCTTCAGTACTATCTAGAGAAGAAGCTAAAGCAGAAGCAGAAGCTCCTGTAAAACCTGTATCTAGATTGTTGTGACCTAATTCACCAGTTTGACCAGAATCTCCTGTACCAGCAGCACCAGTATCAACTGCACCACCGTAACCTTCGAAACCTTGTTCACCAGAAACACGAGCAACACCATCAATCTTAGCACCACTATACTTATAACGTAGAGCAAATGCAAGACCAACTGGTCCACTCATTGGTTGAACACCAACGATTTCGTTAGTAATCAACTCAGGGAACGTACGACGAATCATCGGAATAAGAATCTTCGGCAAACGAGCATCATTAGCGGCATAATTGTCGCCAGAAGCATAACCACCGTCACCACCACCCTGATTAATGGATGATCCACCAGCGTTACTACCGAGAGCACTAGAAGCGCCTGCGGTTCCACCAAAAGCCGAGCCATTAGCCCCGGCTGTATTGCCTTCCCGTATACACCATTCTTCTTGGTTTTCAAGAAGTATGGCGGTGTTCAAACGCGTATGTGCGTTATCAATAGCATCAACTTTGTCAGAGGTATAATCCAGTACAGGACTCCACTTCTCCAACAATTGCTGAGCTCTATTATTGTCAATATAATTTTGACTTGGACGAGTTTTTTGTTCGTTCATAATATTTCTTTTTTTATAATTGTATCCACATTGGAGAATCAGGTAGTTAATACCTCAACAGTTAAAGATTACCTTACAGTCGCATGTTAGCTAATTCTTGAGCATACATACTAGTTGCTGATTTTAGTGTCTTAGAGCTCTCCTCGACAACCTCAACCTGAGCAGCTTGTGTTTTTGTTTCATGAATAGCTTCTTCTTTAAGAATGTCAAGAGATTCTTGAGCCTTCTTATCAAACATGGTCACAGTGTAATCAAAATTTTCTTCGATAAAAGAAAGATCTTTGTCGGCAAATGTCTTTCTTGTGAAATTAGATTTCTTCTCGTCGAAACCAGCAAGTTTCTTTTCTAAGAATAAATCCTTCTTCAAGCTTTCCAATTCATCTTTCTGAGATTTATTCATATTGGAAAGTTCTTTTATAGTTTTTTTAGATTCGTCAATAGTCTGTTTTCCGTCTTGTACTGCTTCTCTAATAGATTCATTAGCAAGTACCATATCTACTGAAAGCATTTTACGAATATCACCTAATACATCCATGGCTCTTTTATTCTTTGTAGCCTCTTCAATAGTAGCTGTTGGAACTGCTTCGGCGATATATGAGTCAAGATAATCAGAAACAGATTC